AACGTTCTTGACAATATTGGAGGTATCGCAGGACCTTTTGAAATTGGACCTGTATCGGAACCTATTAATATTGCCACGGAGCAAGATTTAATTGGTACATTTGGAAAGCCCTACGACAACGATGCTCAATATGAGTACTGGATGTCAGCATCGCAGTACCTCTCTTATGGTGGCGTACTCAAAGTAATTAGATCGGATGATGATAACCTAGCAAACGGTAACGTTGGTGTTGGTACTTCATCTGTAGCAAGTACAAAGATTAAAAACTTTGACGACTATAATACAAATTATTTGGATGCAGCATCTAACTTCTACTATGCTGCTAAGAACCCAGGTACATGGAGTAATGGAGTAAAAGTTTGTTATATCGACGATATGGCAGACCAAGTTATTGGTATTGCTACAACGTCAGTTGCCAATATGGGTGCTCAGGTTGGTTACGGTATAACTGTTGATATATCGGGTCAAGTCATCCCAGGAGCAGGTTCTACCTCAGTTTTTGCAGGATATCTAAAAGGAATTATTACAGAGGTTGTTAATGCACCAGATACTGGAACCAGTATTCTGAACATTAAGGTTCGATCTCGTGTCTCGACTGGTGGTACACAACCAGGATTAGAGACTCCAGTAGCGTATGCAGAAGGAAGTCAGTATGCATCGTTCCTGAAAAATCAAAGATTAACTATTCTCGACTCTGACGGTGACGTTGTATCACCTGAAGACTCTATAGAGACTATTGGTATTACCACTTACAGTCAGGTTCAAGGTCAGCAAGACCAAACTTACACTGGAGTTGGTGGTACAACTGGTGGTGGTGGTGCTGGAGCAACATTCGACATTGTACGTAACAGTACAAATGGTGGTGTAGCAGGTGCAATCATAAACAATGCTGGTGTTGGATACACGGTTGGAGATACCGTATCTATCGCTGGTACATCAGTAGGTGGTTATGACCTAAATCAGGGTACAGTAAGTACCGTTGGTTTAACCACATTTACATCAGTTCCATCTGCTTCAAGTGGTACTTACACTAACCTAACAGGTACAAGTGCTGAAGGTACAGGAGCAGTATTCACCATATTCAGAGATGCATCTGGTGGTATTGGAACCGTCTCACTAACAAGTCCTGGATCTGCATATGGTGTTGGTACAACAATCACCGTTAGTGGAGCAGGTATTGGTGGAACAGCAGTTACGGATGACGTAAAATTAAGCGTATCTGCACTTAATAATGACGAAGTTGTACTTACTTGTTCAACAACCAACTCTAGAGTTCTAGTTGCTGGTGTTGATGACTGGTACAATTCAAGAACATTAGGACTAGACAATGCAACAGTCTTCTGGCGTAGCATTGCACCTAAACCTGGTACATCAAACTATTCAAGTAAGCGTGGTGGTCGAAATGATGAGATGCACCTCGTTGTTGTTGATGACTCTGGTTCATTAACAGGAATTCAAGGTAATATCCTTGAGAAGCATTTAAGTCTGTCTAAAGCAACAGACGCTATATCTGAGGCAAACGCACCTACGAAGATATGGTATAAGTCTTATCTTGCCAACTACTCTGACTACATTTACGCTGGATCTAACCAGAGTAATAGTAACGATACTTATCATAATACGTTCCCAACAGGTACTTATTTTGATACTGGATCTCAGATCTATGGTACAGACACAACTGTATGGTATGCATTACAACAGTCTAAGACTACTTGGGATGTGCCAGCAAAAGCACAAACCTTCAGTTCAATCGGTGCTCATACTTATTCACTTGCTGCTGGACAAAATTATACAAGCGGTGGTGGACTTAAAGCAGAATTGGGAGATCTAATTGCTGCTTACAACCTCTTCGATAATAAAGATGAGGTTCAAGTAGACTATCTGTTGATGGGACCATCTGCAGATAATCTGTCACAGTCTCAAGCAAAAGCAAATAAACTTATTTCTGTTGCTGAATCTAGGAAGGACTGTGTTGCTTGCTTATCACCACACAAAGGAACATTAGTTAACATTACTGATCCTATTGTTCAGACTGCAAACGTTGTTGAGTTCTTCGGACCTCTTACATCTTCATCTTATGCAATCTTCGATAGTGGTTATAAGTATACTTACGACAGGTTCAATAACAAGTTCCGTTATCTTCCATGCAACCCAGACATTGCTGGATTGATGTGTCGTACTAACCTAGTTGCCTATCCTTGGTTCTCACCTGCTGGACAGCAAAGAGGTAATATAAAAAATGCTATTAAACTAGCATACAACCCAACTAAGTCTCAAAGAGACATACTTTATTCAAATAGAATAAACGCAATCATCAACACTCCTGGAACAGGAATCATCCTATTTGGTGATAAGACTGCACTATCATATGCTTCAGCATTCGATAGGATCAACGTTCGTCGTCTGTTCCTAACGGTTGAGCAAGCATTAGAGAAGGCAGCACAAGCACAACTCTTCGAGTTTAACGATCAGATTACGAGGGCAAACTTCGTTAACATCGTTGAACCATATCTACGAGATGTTCAATCGAAGCGAGGTATCTATGATTACCTTGTAATTTGCGATGAGACAAATAACACTCCAGATATTATTGACAACAATGAGTTCCGTGCAGACATCTTCCTGAAGCCTGCGAAGTCGATTAACTACATCACACTGACCTTCGTCGCTACCCGTACTGGTGTTAGCTTTGAAGAAGTCGCTGGTAGAGTTTAACCCACTGGATGATTAAATAAAAAGGAGGATCAAAACCAATGGCAAGAGAAATTCGCTCAATCACCGACTTTAAGGCAAAACTCTTAGGCGGTGCAGCAAGACCAAATTTATTTGAAGTATCAATCCCAACATTCCCATCTGCTGGAAACATTGGATGGGATGATGATACATTCAGTTTTTTATGTAAGGCAGCAGCATTACCTGCTTCCAACATCGCTCAAATTGACGTACCATTCAGAGGTCGTATTTTAAAGGTTGCTGGAGACAGAACCTTCGACACTTGGACTGTTACAGTCATTAACGATGAGGACTTTAAACTAAGGACTTCATTCGAGCAGTGGATGAATCAAATGAGTAAGTTGGATAATGCAACTGGTGCAACCAACCCATCATCTTATATGACAGATGCTTATGTTTATCAGTTAGGTAGAGGACAACAGAAGTTCTCCACTGAGAATACTGATGCAGACAGCAACGTTCCATTAAGGACATATAAGTTCTTTGATATATTCCCAACGAATGTATCTCAGATAGATCTATCATATGATACATCTGACACAATAGAAGAATATACCGTAGAATTCCAAGTACAATACTGGCAAGCGGAAGCATCTGACCAAACTGGCACTGCTGTGGTATAATAAATAGTACCAACAGAAGTTTTAGATAGTTGTAATGGCCAAGTTGTTTGGATTCTCTATAGAGGATAACGAAAAAAAATCCCCTGGCATAGTGTCCCCTATCCCTCAATCAAATGAGGATGGGGTTGATCACTATCTGACCAGTGGATTTTTTGGTTCTTATGTAGATATTGAAGGTGTATATAAAACCGAATATGATCTCATTAAGAGATATAGAGAGATGGCACTTCACCCAGAGTGTGATGGTGCTATTGAGGATATTGTCAATGAGGCAATAGTTAGTGATTTAAACGATAGTCCTGTTCAGATAGACTTAGATAATTTAAATGCTGGAGATGGATTAAAGAAAAAGATAAGAGAAGAATTTAAAACAATCCTTGAACTTCTAGATTTTGATAAGAAGTCCCATGAGATTTATAGAAATTGGTACGTAGATGGAAGATTATATTACCATAAAGTAATTGACTTAAAGAATCCTCATGATGGTATTCAAGAGTTAAGGTATATTGATGCATTGAAAATGCGTTATGTTCGTGAATCAATAACCAAGAAAGATAAGACTGGTGGAGTACAACAAAATGATGGACGTGAAAATCCAATGGATTCTCCGTTCCCAGATATTAAAGAGTATTTTGTATATAATCCCAAACAGAATGTAGCACCTTATGGTGGTCAACCAGGTAAAGGATCTGGTGGTGGTGTTAAATTTGCCAAGGATTCAATTACATATTGTACTTCTGGATTGGTTGATAGGAACAAAGGAACAACTTTATCCTATCTACATAAAGCAATTAAGTCACTCAATCAATTAAGAATGATTGAAGACTCTCTTGTTATCTATAGATTATCAAGAGCACCAGAAAGAAGAATATTCTACATTGATGTTGGCAACCTTCCTAAAATGAAGGCAGAACAATATCTACGTGACGTTATGATGCGTTATCGTAATAAGTTGGTATATGATGCCA